CTGTAGTAGCCATGAATAATCCTTTTAACCTATTAAAATGTAAAGAAGTTAAAGCTGGATTTATATCTGCGAAAAACTTTAAAAATGATTTAAAGTCTTTTCTTATATTTAATTTATTGTTATCTGCTTTTTCTATTAAATCATATAAAGCATCTGTTATTATTCTATCCCTTTGTGTTTTATTTAATTTACTAAATTCCTGAACAGATGGCACATCTTCTTCTGTTATTGTAGTATTATTTACAATATTATCTATAGATAAAAGTTCAAGAAAATCATTACCACTTTTCTCCAATTCTGTTGCTGGTATATTTAATTGCGTATCGGGAATTTCTCCTTGTTTTTGGTTGAATTTAGTCATATATAAATCAGATATAATCTTATGAGAAAATTTATCTGAATTTGTTTCTGTATCAATAATATCTATACCTTCATCAAATCTATGAGAAAAAGAATCTTTGTCCTCTCTTGAAGGTATAATGCTATTTTCATCCAACCCATTTACTTTGTTAAATTCTTTGTACGCCTCTGTAATTTTTTTATCCAGTGCGTCTCTGTCTGGTACTAATACATCATTAGAAGTAAGCTTAGTACCAAAAACAATTTTTCTGCCTTTTGATGCTTCTTCTGGAGATACTAAATTTTGTGTTTTTATAGATTCTTCATTTACTTCTACTCCTGTTTTTTCCTTTATTTTACTTACTATATCATTAGTCTTGTCTTTAACCTTATTTATAGTTTTATTTACTTTTACTTTTATACCTTCTTTTTCTATAGGAGCAGTAACTTTTGGTACAGAATTTTTAACATTATTCAACTGTTCCTTGATGTATATATCATCAGGATATTTCTCAAGTAACCTGTTTAATTCAGCTATACTTGTAATATTTCCTATATTATTATATACATCAGCTAATTCTGACTGATCCCTTAATTCTTTTGCTACTCTTAATTGTTCTGGTTTACTTGTTAATTTAATCAAATCCCTTTTAAGTTGCTCTACAACTTTACTTTGTTCTATTGCCTCTGTAGCAAAATTAGCCCTGTCTTTTTCACCTAATGAAGTATCCAAAGATTTTTTATTGTATATATCAACTAATTTCTGAGTTGCTTGAATTTGTCTGTTTTTAAGAAATACATCCATTGGATTTACATATTTCTTAGCCTCAATAAAGCTATCTTCAAACTTATCTAATAAGTTAATAAGTTTTGTAGCTTCTGTATTCTGTTTATTAGATTGTATAACTTCCCTTAACTGGTCTGTAGACCCTTTAACTAAATTTTCAGCTACAATGCGTGTAAATTGAGCTTCCTGTGCAATATCATATAATTCAGTGTCATTAAAAGTAGTTGCAAGTTTTTGCATACCATCACCAGCAATAAATGATTTTAACTTATTTTCAAAATCATTCACAACACCAAATAAGCTTTCATTGTTTTTGTATATACTTTGTTGCTCATTATATTCTTTTATATTTTGCTCTTTTTCTGCTTTGTTTGCCTTTTTGTTTAATCCATGTAAAAATACACTTTGAAAAGGACCTGTTAGCATACCTGTTACACCAGCAGTTTTGGCCTGAGTAGTATCAAATAAATAAGCTAATCTTGCAGCAAATGATTTAGGAGCTTTATCAGGGTCAAAACCTAAATTACTTATATATTGTAATCTCTGGTCTTTACTCATTCTATTTTTTAAATCATCATAGATAGAGTATAATCCTTCCATCTTTATAGCTTCCTGCCACATTTCTTCCAATCCTTCTTTTGGAGTTCCCAGAAGATGCTCTCCAATCTGTTTTAATTTAGTAGATAAAGCCAGTGGATTTTTAAGTTCTGCTTTAAATATATTTGCTTTTGGTTTAAATAAATTTCTTAACATTAAAGCATCAGTAGCAAACAAAGCCATAGTAGCATCAAATGTTACATTAGCCTCTTTATTAGCTCTGTCTATTGCATCTTGTTTTGTAATAACCCCCTGGTCTACTAAAGGTTGTAATAAAGTCATATTAGTTTGAAAAGATTCCAATCCTTCCATTCTTGCTTCTGCTCCTTTAGTTAATACAGAAGTAGCTAGTGTAGGACCATAATTTATAGCGAGTTTCATAAGTGGATTAGTAGCAGGAGTAATACCTTTATACACCATATTTAAATATTCCTCTGCTCCTTTAGCTTTATATGACTGTCTTTCTATCCAGTTAGCTATTTTAGGAATTTTTGCAGCTCTTTCAGATAGCATAGCTCTCTCTCCAAACTCCCCTAACTTACCTAATGTTCCTACTCCTATTTTAGCTAATCCTTTAATTGCTGTGCCAGCTCCCATACCAGTAAGAGAAAATCCTACAACAGAATCTATAATACCTTTTAAATTATTCCAGTTAAATACTTGTTTACCCAAAGTCTCTCCGGGTTTTTCATATACAGGTAAATATTCTTGTGTAGTATTTTTAATTCCCTGACCTAATTGTTGAAGTAATCCAGGTACAGGATTTATATAATCCCATAAACCTAACTCTTTGGAAGAACTTTGGTCTATATCTGAAAATATTGCTTTGTATGTATCTATATCAGCTATGTATCCTATATCTTCTACAAATGTACCTAAACCAGATACTATACCTCCTATAACAGAAGAAAATCCTTTAGACCAGGGAGATTGTGTCTGCTCTCTGTATCTGTTTAAATCTTCCTGGGTATCTCCTGTAAATCCTTCTGCATACCTATCCCAATCAGCCTGATTTATAGAAAAATCTTTTCTTCCAGGAACAAAAGCAATTCCCTTTTTTGGACTACTTATTGTTGTTGGGAATAAGAATGGATTCTCAGGAGTTTTAGTTTTCAAATATTGAATACCATCTTCTGGATTTATAGTATTATATAATTCTTCCGGCATTACTTTTTCTTTTTAAGTTTAGCTTCTGATGTTTTTATAAGTTCATTCAAATATTCTGGTCCAACTAAAGCAGCAGAATACATTATACCTTCATCACTATTTAAAGAAATACCCTGAGTATTTTCATCAAAATATAATCTGTAATCTCCACCAGAAACTCCTGTATGTTTTACTGTTATTGTTTTTGGTATATATGTACCATTCTCAGGGAGTAAAATAGTCAACTTGGTTTTATCTCCCATAGGTAAGCTTTTAACAATTTTGTTAACTTCTTCCATTCTCCTAAACTGAGGAGTATTCTTTAAGTATGAAGGTTGCTGTATATAATATTCTTTTGCAACTATATCTTCATTATCAGAGTCTTTTACTACTACTTTATAAGCACTGGACATACCTGGAATATAATCTCCATTCTCGTCATTTAAATCAGGAGAGAACATAGGAGCTACACCCTGTATTTCTGCTTTTCCTGTTAACATAGCTTTTATTACATCTTTAAATTCATCCTTATCTTTGTTAACAATCATTCTGCTATTTCTTGGATATAGATTAAATCCTCCTTTTGTTAAATCTTCAGCAGCTTCTTCCGGGTTAACACTTTTAATTTCAAGGCCATAGTTTGTTTTCATTTGGTCTACTGACATAATGTTAGCCTGTTGACCTTCACTTGAATGGTCATCCACATAATCTTTTATCAAATCTATTACATGCAATTGTATCTTCTTTCTTTCATCACCTGATAGATTTGTAGTAGGGTAACCTTCAGCTATAGCTCTCATTTTGGGGTCTAAATGTAATTCATCTACAACCTCTCTAAAATTATCTTTTACCAGTTTAGTTCTTGATGCTTCATCTCCTTCAGTTATAGACCTTAAATTATCTATATATCTTGAAATCATCCTAATACCCCTAAAAGGATTTAATTTATTTATTGTAGATGTATTTTCAAACTCTCTTTGTGTTTCTTTATAAGCCTCTACTATACTACTTAAATTTCCTGTATCTGTTTTCTTTAACTCATCAGATACTTTATAGGCATACTGTAATGTCTCCTGACTAAAAAATGGCGTATTAGGAGCTTGTGGAATCTGTTGAGGACTTCCATAAGATTTACCTCCACCTTCTTCTTCAACTACTCTTCTTCTATATACATTATAAGCCTGATTTGCCTCATAAAGTAAATCTTCATTAGATATTTCTGCATATTGTTTAAACTTACCTCTTTCTGTAGTAGGGTCATTATACTCTGTTAATAATTCATTTACAACAAATTTTAGCTTATCTTCATTACTCATTGTTCTTTTCCTATAAGTGTTCTGAGTAACTGAATATACCTGATCTCCTACTTGTACCTGTTGTGGTACTCCTCCTCCTGGAATAAATATGTTGGCTCCTTTCTCATTAACCTGAGTCATATCTTTAGCCTGTTCCATGTATTTAAAGAAATCTTCTTTTACATCAAAATACTTCTCTCCAAAACTTCCTTGAAATACTTTAGGATTTCCTTCTTCATCAAAAGAACCTGTCCAGTTTTGTCCATATTCCTTTTGTTTTACAAGGTTTGCATACCAGGGGGCTTCTTTGGCATATAATTGGTCTACTTGTTGTTTCCAGGCTTCTATTCTTTTTTTATTCTCTTCTGCCTGATTTATTTTAGTTTTATATAATTCATCTCTTTCTCTTTTAAGATTAATAACATCAGAAACAGTCTTTGTATCTACACCATTATTTGCTATATTATCAACTATACTATTTTTATTACTATCTATTCCCTGTACTAAGTTACTTATATAACCCAAATCTTTTGCATCTACATTAAAATCTGTACTAATTCTATTAATAGCAGCAAGACCTTCAGCTTTTTCCTGTGCTTTAGCCAAAGGTACTCTTGAAAGTTCCTCAAAACTAAGAGGATTTAATCTTAATGGTTGAGGTAATTGTGTATATCTATTTACTATAGGCATAGTTAAATTCTTATTAAGTTCCTATTGTTCTGAATGTTGCAGCATTACCGGCAGACCTTCCATATTTTTTAGCCTGCATTGCATTAAATAAACTTTGTCCTACTGTTGCTATATTAGCTCCTGATGCCTGTTTATAAGCTGTAAGAGTATTATAATAAGCTGCAAGATTTTGTTCATTTATTTCATCTGCTCTTTGCTGCTGTTGTAAATTATATGACTGTATATTTGCTTTTAATCCTTGTATTCTTGCTTTTTCTTGTGCATCAGCTAAATCAGATTGTAACATCAAGTTACCAGTAGAAATTAATCTATTAGCATTTAGATTAGCCATCAAAGCAGATTGCTGTGTTGCATTACCTCCTGCCTGTCCTATAAAGAATCTTTGAGTTGCAGCCTGTTCTGCTGCATTTCTTAATAATTGTTGTCTGTTCACTAATTGAGGTTGATATTGATTTTCATCCATTGTATAAGCTTCAACCTTAGTAGGAACTTTTAAATCTTTCATAGCACGTCTATTTGAAATCATAGGTGCTAAAGCAGAGGCAGCAAGACCTATCCCTCCTAATACAGACTCCTGATTACCTTCTTCTCCAATCCATTCACCAAACTTACTATTATTGCCAAAAGTTCTACCAAACCAAGTAGTACTAAGTGCGCTTCCTCCAGTATCAACATTATCTAATTCTGAGGTATAATCTGTACTATTATCCCAACCTCCTGGAGCCATTTCATTACTTGATGACATATCTAACTCTTCTCTTTGCTTTTCCTGTGCATCTTTGAGTCTTGACATAAATTCATCCTTAGTTCTTAAATCAATAACAGACATCCTGTTTTTGAATGTCTTTTCTATTGCTTTGGAAGCTTCAGCAAATGTTTTACCTGATAGTTTATTTGGTAAACCAAAGTCATATTTTAAAGTAGAGTTATTCATATTTATACTCTTAATCTATTACTAAATACGTATTTCTTATTTTTAAATTTGTAAGAAGTTTCTCCTTGTTCTACAGTATTTTGTTTTCCTTTCATAGAATTACCTATTGGTATTCCACCTAAAGGATTTACTTCATGAGTACCTCCTGCCATATAATTAGTAATACTATTATATTCTGTAGAAGCGGGATTTATAAAACCTCCTTTAGCTTTTTGTTCTGGTATTGGATCTCCTATATTATGTAAAGCTCCATATAAATTAATTTTCTTATTGCCCTTACCTGATATGTAAAGAGATTGACTTTTATCTGGCGCATATTCTATCCTATGAAATCCTTTTTCATATTGTGTATCTCCAATATTAAAAGGAGAATCTGAGTTAACAACCAAAGCATATTTTTTACCAGGATTTAACACAATACGTTTATCTCCATAATCTTTCTTATTTATATTTACATCTGAAAGATAATAAGGATTTTTGTATTTACCTTTAATCTCTTCTAAATAGGCTGTAGATAAACTATTTATATCCTTTATATTTGCTGAATTTTTAGGAGTCCATGTTGTAGGGTCAGTTGGATCTCCCTCAAAACCTTCTAACATACCACCCATAGCTTTTTTAAGTTCTGGATATTTAGAATATACTTTTGCTTTTACATCTGCTCTTCCATGTAATCCGGCAAGTCTTAAAGCATCTACAGCATCCGCTTTTGTTGGTATTGGATAACTTCTTCCTCCACCGGCAAAATCAGATTTATTAACAGATGGATAAGGTTTCTTAGATGAACCATAATCTGATGCCCTCGACAATCCGCCATTTTTAGCAAATATCATTGAGTCTGTATCATCTACATACCCTCCTTTAGTATAAGGTATCATAACTCCATCTTCTGCTTTATGAAAACCATGATGTTTCTTCATAGTCATAGCAAAGGCTTTTCTTCTTGGAGTACAAGTAGATTTAGTCATTGGAGTACAATAACCTTTATGAGCAGGATTTACAGCTTTTTGTATCCATCCACCTTTTTTAAATTCATTTAGTAAATCAGGTGTTATATATCCACCATAAGCAGAGAAAGGATTAACAGGCATACCTCCACCTGATTGTGGCATTGATAACATATTTGCTTGTTTCATAGCTAATATTTGTTGAGCTTGTAATTGCTCTTGTTGTTTCTTTTCTTCTTTTTCTTTTTTATTACCTAAAAGACCTTTTATAAGTCCTAATCCACCCCCTACTATAGCTCCTACAGGACCTCCAACACTTGCTCCTGTAGCAACTCCTCCAAAAGTAGAACCTAAAATACCTCCTAAATCATAATTCTGAGGATTAACTCTACCTTCTAATTTACCCCATTTTTTTACTGTATATTTCATTATCCTTTGAGATTATACATTACTACTAAATCATCTAAAGAAAAACTTTTTGTATTGTAAAGTTTTACAAATATATAAATTCCTCTCCATCTTTCCCTACTATTTTGAACTCTTGGTAAATGTATTCTATGAATATCAAATTTATTTTTAACATCACCTAAAGCATATCCTGATGAAGATATATCATTATACACTTCTAATGCTGCAAAATCCTCTCCCTGTAATCTATACTCCAGAGTATGAAATACTTTTTCAAATATAGGGTCAGGACATAGTAAATATGTAATATTGGATGATTTTACTTCTCCTGTGAACTGAGTATATAAATAAGTTGTAGTCCCGGAATCATCAAATTGATATAATATCTTTTCATTAGATACCAACCATTTATTGTTGTTAAGTAAATCATTCCTTGATATAAATTTCTGCAATAACAAATCATAAACTAATGTAAACTCATTAAATTGAAAATATACCTGGTCTAATCTATTATGAAATGTTGATGTATGAGGGCCTGATGGATATTCATCTAATAATCCTTTTACTGTTTTTATAGTACTTAATTTACCATCCTGTAGGTTACATATTGTATTAAGTACATCATTGTAATAATATAAATTTTTTCCATCCTCACAAATAGTCCATTTTTTATTACTACCGGAGTTAGTGGAAATATATTTATGATTATAAAATAAATTACCTATACCTAATTGTATTGCTATTCCGTCAGAATCTTGTGTTTGTATTCTTGGTTCTATTTCAAGTAGTGCAATACCTGTTGACTGAATACATAACAATTCTCCATTTAAATTGTGTAATTTTGATATAGTACCATACTGTCCTTCCATTTGTTTAAAATTGGAAGGATTGAATACAAACCAACTATCTGTCAATTCTCCTGATGTTTTAGGGTTACTTCCAAGTACAGTTATAGGATAGTCATCTACATCTTTAAATGTATAAGGAGTAGGGTAATTTTTAAATACATTAGGAATCTGATTGAATGCTCCAAATAATCTGTGATTGTCAGACAATCTTAAATATCTCATATCTTGATTGTAAAACCATCCAACAAGCCATGAGTGCATATTATCATTACGTGCATATACATTATGATTGTTTTCTATATATGGTATGTGTATATGTTCATAAATTCCCATCTGCCCCTGAAGTTTATTATCCAATCCGTCAGACCTGTTAACACTTAATGTTCCAACAAAAATATCCCCTATAAATTCATCATTTACAGTAATATCTATATTTCTTACCTGCCCTAATGGAAGATACTCATTTCTTTGTTTTGATTCGTAGCTATTACCTCCATATTGGTTATTTACAGTTCGTAATAACTCCATTAAAGGTATACCTCTCTTTGTTTGGGCTGCATTTGACATTAAATCAGCAGCATCAAAAGCTTTCCAATCTACTCCACCATCCTGATGCCAAGTAGTGTTTTGAAAGTTTAAAACTATAGTACTTGCAAATCCAGCATAGTAGGTTGTTTCCAAATGAGCTGTATCATCTCTTACAAGTTTAGGTAAACTTATAGAATTTGATATAGATTTGTTTGGTCCCATTGATACTGATTCTCCAGATGCTAAAAATTTAGCAGGAGTTTCAGAAGTATTTAAAGATATTATTTTATCACTATCAGTATAATCAGTTAAACTTAAAGTATCATATACTTTGTTTTGAGCTACAATGTATTGAACTACTTCTGTATGTGTAGGAACTAAACCAGTACTTTGTCCCATAACATGGTATGGGTTAGCCCAGTTATTACCACTCCATGTAGGATCTCCCCAATCAGGTTCAGAGTGATTGAATGAAGCAAACATTACTCTTGCATCATCTCTGTACTGATATAATTCAGTATAATTACCTACAGTAGATGCTACCCATCTTATAGCTTCTCCTAATATTCTTATTTTGTCAGGAAGTATTAAGTCTGTTTCAAATATAGTATCAGTTGAATAAAAAAATCCTATGTCTTTCACTAACTGAGGATGTGGGTATGTAGTTCCAGGAGCATTTTTACCCCAGTCCACATCTAATTCATAATCTTCACTTATATCAGCACCAAAACCTGCTGCTGCTATTGTAAGTATATCCTTCACAATATAATAAGGATAATAATAAGGAGATTCATTAGACCCTGCTCCATTTAAAGTATATAAACAAGCAGGAACAAAAAATCCCTGTGATATGATAGTTCTGTCTTCTGGTCTTCTTTCTACAATACATATCTGATATTTAGTAACACCTTCTGATTGTAATGCAGATACACCAGCACTTGTAAGATTTACAGATAACCCTATATAATTATCATTTCCAAGTGTAGTAGGAGTTTTAAAATCTGCAATCCATTTTACAGGTGAGTATTGACCATATTGATTATAAAATATAATTCCCATCCTGTATATCTCATTTCTCTTAAATGATTTACTGGCATAGGTATTATTTACAGTCTGAGTTGTAAATGTATATTCTATATTTAATCCAGACCCTCCTAATGTAGTGCTATTATACTTGTATTTATATACACTATAATCAGGATTTATAGCATCATTTGTTTCAGGTACATCTGTATAATCTGTATACTCTGTAGTTACACTTTCATGAGTTGTATAAAAAGTAACAGCACTTGAACTAAATGAATAGGCTCTTGTATCTATATCAGGATTAAAATTATTTAATTTATAATTTGCTATAAATAATCTTTCTCTTTTAATAGCAAATGTATCAGGTATATATGGATAAGTTATAAGATTCAATAAATCCTGTACAGAGTAATTAGCCACAAGTAAATTACCATCATCATATATTTCTACAGGATTGGAACTTATTCTTTCATCATATATAAGTTTTATTGTTGGCGTTTGATTTAATTCTGTATAATGTATTGAGTATATCTTTAAAGCATCAAAATTTAAAATACTGCTATTATCTATTGTAATTTTTATAGTTTTGCCTGTACTTTCATTCTGCCATGCTCCTTTATATCCTATAGCAAGATGTATTAAAGGAGAAGCTGGACTTAAAGTAGATTGTGACCCATAAAAGTTATAGCAGTTATATACATATTGTATACTCCCTGCAATTAAACTTCCTCCACCATAAAATCCTTCTGTAAGTGGAGCTGTTGTATCTATAACTTCTATTATAGTATTTACATCTGAAGATAAAGCTGTATCACTTATATTTATAAATCTTAAAGGATTTATATTATCTATAAAATATAGTTTAATTATATCAACATTTTCATAGTTTATAAGTGTATCCACCCTTGTAGAATCTTTAATCCATCCCCAATTACCGTAAGCTAACGTAGTTATATTAGCTAAAGAATCTATTTTATGTATAGCACATTGATTTCCTTCATCTACAGTAAATACAAAAATATTCTCATTATATACAGTATGTCCTGTAATAAACAACTGGTATCCTCCAGACCTTTCAGGTATGGTTAAAAATTGTGTTTCTCCAAGTATAGGTTTAATAGATAGTGCTCTTCCATTATTTATAATAGAAATATTCTCTGCATCCCAATATGTATCTGTTTTTCTTTTATCTGGAGCAGTATCTCTATCTATACCTAAACCTATATATCTTTCTTTTTTTACCATATACGTGTATTTCTTCTTTCAGGTTGTCCTGCATATTTATGATTGGTGTAGAAATTATCTTTAATTGGTATCATTCTTATAAGCATTTCTCCTATTGCTTGTGCAGCTACAGGGTCAGGAGTAGATAAACTGTTCATTGCCTGTCCTACATACCATGTATATTGTGCTTCAGCTCTTGCTGCTGACCTTTCAAAATTGGCATTCTGATCTGCAAGAATTGAAAAATGCCTCCACCTTATATAATATTCTATAGCAAGAATCAAAGATTCATTTCTTGGAATCATAGGCCAACCTTTTTCATCTGTATTATAAGTTTTATATATTACTTCTATTGTACCTTCCTTAAAATCAGTATATATAAATTGTCCTGCTATTTTATAAGTATATATATGGTCTGACTTTTTATCCCCATATATTTCCTTGTTGAACTTAGTAAATTCATCTGTGCTATCTGTCAGAACTATTCTGTCTGTTCCATCATAAACTCTTACTGAAACTCTTTCCATAAAATCAAATGGAAGTTCTGCTCTGTAATCTTTTACATCAAGAGATACCATTTTTTCATTCTTAACACCTGGAACTCCGACTAACTCAATAACAGTTTTTACATGATTTATTATATCACTTCTTCGTATTGATTGAAGTAATGGATGTTCATTTATTCTGTATATTATCTCTCCTATAGAAACTAAATTCATGGCATATAAGCATTTAGTGGTTTTATACTATCATTTAGAGCATTCTTTAACTCATTTTTAACTGATGTTGCAGCTATAAAAGAGTAGTATGCTTTATTTACAAAAGCTACAGCATATTTATCCCATTTAAATTTGTATATATAACTATGAGTATGGTTATTTAAATACACTACTTTCTTAGTATTATCTCCTGTTAATTTTCTTACTTTCATAGTTTCAGGCCAATTTATAGGGGCTAATACTTTTATAGTTCCATCCTCCTTTTGTATCATTTTAGGCGGTTCTTTAGTTATATAAAAACTTCCTAATCCTGGAAAACTGAACTTAAACATACTATGTATCATTTTTGTTACTACGATAGAAAAGAAAGTCTTTAATATTTTTGTATGCATTTTCTGATTTATATCTATTTCTGGATTTAAATCACGAAAATTTTTATAATACATAAATAGCTTGTAATCTAATTTATTTCTATGTTCTCTCTGATAATTGTTCATCATTCTTATTACTAATTGTATCTATTGGAATACTCATTTCTTTTACTATATGCTGTAATATCATTTCTTTTATATTAACCCACAAATTAGAAGTTATAGGATAAACGTCTAAATCTGTTAAAAATCCATTTAACTCATGTACCTCTTCTGGATTTTCAAATACAGCCGTTACATTTACAGATGTTAAATTCTTGTATTGACTATTAGAACTAACTAAATATATTTTTCCATCATCCTCTCTAAATCCATATATAAAATTAACTGGAGCAAATTCTATATCAACAGCCCTGGATTTATGTATAAATTCTATTTCTGTACCTATTATATCTACTGGTCTTATATCTATATGTTTATACATCATAGGACCAACTATATTAGGTAAAGTAATCTTTGTAGAAAGTAATGTAGTCCCTGTAGTTATATAAGAAGGAAACCTACTTCTGTCTACTAGTTCCAATTCCATTCTAAGAGTCTGAGTAAGCATTTCTCTGTTTTCTCCAGGATTGTTAGTAATAAATTGTCTTATTACCAAAGACCTGAATATACGCATTAAAAATGCTATTTGTCTATCTGTTAAGTCACTATCTATATTTAATGCTTTAACAGATTCTCTTATATCATATAAAGCTTCCTTAAAAGTCATTACTTAATAGTATTTAAATTAGGTAAATAAACTGCAATTATTTCTGAATCTTTATAATACCTGATGGAATGTTTTTTATTTTTAGATATAAAATAAGACTGACCTTCTGTAAAAGTAATATTATTTTCCAATTCAACTATCTTTCCAGAAATAACATATATAGTTTGAGATTGATTTTCATGTTCATGTAATTGAAATTCTACTTCCTTTTCTACTTTTGAATGTAATATAGTTACACCAAGTAAATGTTGGAAAGGACTTGTTACATTTTTTATAAATAATCCTTCTATATATTCAGTATATCCATCAGATCCTACTTCTGTAAAATCCAGAATTTTTTGATTTTTAGCAATAACTAATTGCTTCATCTGTTCTATTACAGTCGCTTTTTCATGTAGCATTCCTCTTACCTGTAAGACAGTATCATTAGCCTGCTCCATAAAGTTATTTTTCATTTTTATATAGTTTTAGCATTATGTCCACTTTAGTAATAAGTTGTTGTATCAAATCATTATTAGTACCCAGTTTATCAGTATAGTGTTTATCAATATCTGTAAATTGCTTCAAAGTATTGGTAAGTTCAGATATTAATATAGCATCTGAATGCCTTACCTCCTGTAATACTCCGTTCAATTTTTCTATTGCAGCATCTTTAACTCCTATTATTACATCTTTCTTATCTATTGTTCTATTAAAATACCTGTACATTGCTATTATAGCCATTAATAATATTATAATAAGGAGAGCAAGAATAGGATTTGTTATACGTTCAAATTGATTTACACTTTCTTTAACCAGTTCTGTATTTTGCATCATTGTCATTAGGTTCATAAATTACGTAATTTTATATAGTTTATTTTATTTATTATATGTAAATATCTCCTTGTACTACTAATCCTGGATAGTGAGTTTTAGTTATTCCGTCTGCAATTACGTTGTTTTGGTAAGGATTTGGAGTACCTATAGAATTATTACCAAACCACCCAGAACCAGTTTGTCTTGTAACTGTTATTGCTATAACATCTCCTGGAGATACCAATACAGGAGAAGTGGGACTAATATTTTTAGATCCTCCTGAACCAGTTCCTACGTAATTTTTTGTATATAATGTAGTTTCTGTGGTTACATTATAAACTGTAATTAAAGCATTTCCACCAAGTGGCCCTCCAAATGCTAAAGAAATATAATCTATTCTATACAATCCACTATTATATGTGTCTGTATAATTTGTAAATAATTGTATAAGATCGACAGTAAAAGGATATGTGGTAAAACCATCATTTGGTTCTGTATTTATTAAGGTAATATGTTGACTCACCAACTCTATCTCCCCAATACCTGTTACTCCAAAAGTGGTAGATATTGCTTGTGTTGTTGACAATACTATATTACCATTATAGCTTTGTTCTAAAGTAGGAGTGAATCTTACATATACAGTAACTCCTGCTTCTGCGATGACTTTTGGAACATCTATAGAAGAATAGAAATCTACTCCATTCAATGATACTGTATACCCTGTTATTGGAGTAATAGTTACATCGTCTATCAAATTAGTACCAGATAAAGTAAAAGTAGTATCAGCATAATCTCCTATAAATACTGTATCAAAATCATGTGTAGTCGGGATTCTATTTAAAATAGCTATTACACCATCCCCAGTTAGTGTTCCTAAATTAAATTGCTGTACTTCAATATCTATTATAAATTGACTTAAATATGATTGTTCAATTGTAGGGGAAAATCTACAATACAAATTTTCATTTACTATTTCCCCAACTGGAATGAGTACTAGTTCTGTATGCCATGTAATATCATCATCTGATATTTCAAATCCAGTTGGAGCTATTATTGTTAAATTATTGAATAAATTCAATGCTACTATATTAAAAGGTATAGAGGAACTATTATAATTAATATTTGTATCATCAAAATTAAATACATCTGGATCAATGCCTACTTGTGTAACAACACCAACTCCCATTAACTCTACTGTTTTAATAGAAGCACTATTAGAAATAATGTCTATTATCTCATCGTAGGAAGTAACATCCAGGGGAGAAAAATTAAAGTAAACATTTACATTTGTGACTGTATTATTAACAGGTACAATATCTACAGAAGTATAAAAGTTTGTATTATCCAAAGAAACTTTAAATACTGTTCCTGTACAATCTATATTGATATTACCTTCAAGACTGGTTCCAGATATTACTATATATTTAGAAACAGATGTCTCATTAACAGGAGTAGACCCTAAATTCAATGAATTTTCTGATATACTTATACTGGCAGTTAATACTGTACCAGATACAGCTATATTTATAGGTGTAACTTCTAAGTTACTCACTATTATATTTGAATTATAGTTTATATGGGCAGAAGGATGAAATTTTACATATATAAGTTGATTTAAAGTTGATACATTACTTAATGTTATAATAGAATTATAAGTTACATTATCTGTACTAACCAAAAAACCGTTAGGAGCTATTATGCTTACAGCAGAAATTAAACTAGATCCAGTTATAGTAAAATTATATACAGTAGAATCCGTATTTATACTTGTACCAGGAAATACTATAGAAAGTGGGAATACAGATAATATAGAATTTATACCAGTTCCAGTAAGAACTATCTCTTTTTGACCTACATTCTCAACTTCTACAATCAAATCTACATTATCACTTCCTGTATTTAACGGATAATATTTTACATAAACTGTGGTAGTAGTTACTTCCCCTGTATCCCATTTAGGTAAAAACAACAAAGAATCAGTGAAAGGTAATGACATATCAGTACTTAATAAAAATTCCTGGCTGGTACTCAGGACTATGGAATTAAATATTCTGCTGGCTTCAAATGTAAAACTTAATATTTTTTCATCTCCAATTACCACACTTCCAAAGTCAAGCTCAAGAGATGGTAAATTTATAACAACATTCTCTATAACATCATCTACAACAGTCTCTATATAATCTACTTCTGTAGCTTCTACTGATGTTGTATATAAATTCAAAAGTTGTTCTATTCTTATATATAACTGAAAATTTATATTATCATGGGGAAAATCCTGATTAAGTAAATAGTATAATATATCTATAATATTATAGTTTAAAGTACTTACTATACCTTTAGATTCAATTTCTTTTATAAAAATTGAATTTAATTTACTCTTAGTTGCATACTCATTGAGCAATAAAGCAGTTATTTTATCATCTAAAAGCATATTATTTCTCTATTATATAAGTTCCATTTATAATAAACTCTCCTGAACCTGCTGATATTTCTGTATCTTCATCTACAAGATAAGAAGGATTTTTCTCACACATAGTTAATAATCTGCTATAAACATTCACAGCTTTTGTTATATTTTGATTATCTACATCCTGATTTATATAAATATCAATAGCTCTTATTAACCAGTAGATAGTAGAAATATCTGAAAACCCTTGCTGTACTTCTTTATTAACTATCATATTAGCCAATACAAGATTTATATAATACAAATTATACAGAGCTCTTTCTTTTGTAGAGTCATCAGAAGCAACAGCATGTATTGTGATTATACCTTTTATTGTACCTGTACCATCATCAACAATCAATAAATCATCCATGTCTATTGTCAAATCTTCTACCTGAGTTCCTTGTAGTAAATCTGTCAAATCTACAGGATTATTTAAATAACCATCATTTATATATGCTGTAAGTTCTGTAAATGTATTACCTAATCCAGCATCCATTACTAAATGTATAGATTCAAATGTTGCAGATAGTGTATAGGTTGTTATACTTATTGCCATAGTATTATTTTTAATGGTGTAAATATACTGAAATTATATTAAAACATTATTTTCATCGTTGCCATAAGCACATTTAGCACCTGTTATAAGTTCGCTCCATTCTGTATCATCAGTAACTGTAGGTATAGTATCCCCATTACTATATTTTGTTTCGGCTAAATTATCAGCTAACCATTCTTGCGTACCAATACAAATAGTACGATAAACTTTTCCATCATTGCCTGTATAAGTTCCTTCCTCACCATCATTTAATATAGTTGTATCTTTAATTAATCTTATAGATAAACCATCTATAAAAAATGTACCCTGCTGATGAAAATTATTTTGAATATCAGTAAATGAATAATCACATCTATAACTATCCTGTTGATAATTTCCAGGAGATACAGTCCATAAATAAAATGTTTCTAAAATATTCGAAAATTCTCCAGAACTCCCTACTCTTAAAGATGATCCTCTTCCATTAAATTTAGCTGAATTAGTAGCAACTCCACCAGAAAAAGGTATAGAATAACTTGTTTCAACTTCACATATTTTCAATGCAGAATCACTACCTAAAAATGTTATCAAATTTTGTAAATCTGTACTAGTTGGTATGTGCCATCCTGAAGCTGCAATATTTCTCACATCATTAACCGCATATGCATTATATAGATACCCATATTTTATATTGGCAATACTTGGTGTAGTACTAAACTTACGTTTAAATCCCCACTGATATACCCAACTTCTCCAACCAAAATTATTCTTGTACATATACTAAAAATAAACACATTCTACTACTGTTCCTGTAGCATCAATGGTTACTTCATTCCATAACCAGTCCTCTTTTACAAAAGGTATACTAAACTCCTCACCAGAAGGTATTGTCCATTCATTTGTATTAACAGATATTGTAGCATCATCTTCTCCTATATTTTTGAAAGTTGCACTATGAAAACCACCTTCCAGTACATCTTCATCATCAGTTACAGTCAAAGAAAATAAATCATGATAATTAATATTTGTTGCCATTTTACTTGTATTAATTTGTGTGTAAATATAATAAAAAAAGGAATAAGAATCAGTATCTTATTCCTTAAACCTTATAGTTAATTCAATTTACTATGCTGTTACTGTTTTTGAGTTAGAAGCAGCAGAAGCAGCAGCACTTCCATCAACTGCTTTAAAGGTCAAAATATCTCCCTCAAGAACAGCAGTACTTCCATAAGTAACTGCACCTGTAGTAGCATGTGCTGTTACAGGAGTACCTGTAGCCACGCCACCTTTATACAAAGTTACTGTTGAACCTGGTACTGCCCAGCCTGTTGGAGTTACGTTACCAGCAGCATAAGTACCTGTCATAATAGGAGTAGGAGTAACTCCTATACTATTAAAACATACCAAATAATCCTGATTTGCATTTACATCTGCATTGTTAGTACCAACAGGACTATTGATATTAAAAGGCACAACATCATACTGAGCCAAAGTAGCATCTTTTATTGCTAAAAGACCCCTATCATCGAAAGAATTTGGCCAACTGTTAAACCTAAAGGCATCAGAATCTCCCTGTGCAAAAAATTCCTTCTCTGCAATATAAGGAGCATATCCAACTCCCTCAACAGGAGCTACAGTCTGTGTTCCAAGAGCAGCTTGAGCTTCTGGCAAAGTTACCCTCGATTTGAACCATACAGGATGTCCTTGTAATTTACCACGTACATAAGGTCTTAATTTAGTTACAATTGTAATAACACCAAGAGCACTTGTAATGGTGAAATACTCAGTTTTCTGTGTACGAATCAACGCATTATTCAATGATAATGTAAGAGCTGCCGCAATAGCAGTAGCATCATCACCTGAAGCTGCTGATTTATAATTACCATGAAGCATGTAACTTTGTCCCAAACCAGGCAGTAAAAACTCAAGTTCTACCTGATATACAGTACTTGCTACAGCAGTAACAGTAAGAGTCTGTGTCCCCAGGGTAGGAGCCGTATATACTTTCCTCCTGTTAAGCCATGTTACAGCAGATGTAAAACTTTTAGATCTTAATACCTGTCCATTAGGTTTTCTAAAAGCTATAAATCCTGTACCAGTACCATCAGGCAAAAGAACACCCGCTTCTGTGTAAAAGCCAATTGCACCTGCCGGTAAGTTGGACAGAGTATCAGTATTAGCTGCCATGTAAGGATAACTAAAATTACTTACCCATACTTTCAAATTGTTTTTTGCTGAATACATTTGTTAAAAATTTAAATTAAACATTTTGTTGTTGTACTACAGTCTTATCTTTTATAATGGACAAAACTGCTAAATCTATTATATTTTCAAGAACTTCATCTATAAATTCAGTATTTAATGCATTGCTTTCTCCCTCTATACTTAACCCATCAGGTAAATTTTCCAATATTATAGGTTTAATATCTTTCAGGTATTTACATGAATATTGTTTTAATTCCGTATTTTCTGGTAATACTAATTCCCAAACATCTAAATCAGTAACATTACCTGTAATCACTCTTAACACTTCTTTATTATTAGGAGTTCTGAACGGATTATCCACTTTATAAGGTAATTCTGCTATTCTGGTTTTTAGAACTTTTACTTCCCTCAAATTATATTTAGGATCATCAGATATTAGAATTGCCTTTTCCCATACTATCATATAAATATCGCTTGGAACTACAATATTCACTGAATTGTTAACCATCTTAGGTTTTAATATTTTTCTTACATCAACATTAGTAATAAACTCTTTAAGAAAAGGATATAGATAAGTATCTATAATTTCTGTTCTCTCAAATATGTTTACCATTTCTTTGTAAATAGCTTTTTGTGCCCTTGTAAGATAAATGGATTTCTCATATTCATCTACACTAAGTCTTACCTCAAAGCTGTTTAACTTTATATCAATTCTGTCGCTGATCTCCTGAAGTTCCATATTTATCGTAATAATATTGTTCAGCTAATGTAGCAGCTATTTTTACTATCTCTCTATGTAATGATATATCTAACTCAGATGTTCTTGGTAGATATTCTCCATCAATTGTATCTGCACTAACTATAGTAACAGTTATTGTTGCAGTTGTATTTGCAGGAACTAAAGGATATATTCTTGTTGTACTATTTAATCCTGCTGTTATTCCTGCTCCCCTTACTATTAAAGATAAATCAGTAATAACTCCTGCATTAACTTCTGTTACCTGAAATACTGCATTTGAATTTGTTCCTGTTATAGATATTTTATCTCCTACACTATATCCTGTACCACCAGATGTAATTGTATAATTATCAACCATATCAGTATTAAAAGGAGATATAGTTTTTAAATTCTCTACAATTATAGGTTTAGGTTTTCTTACATACCTTAATTTATATGTATCAAATACTATATTAGGTCTTCCAAATAATTCCACTGCTATAGCAGAATCTTCTAAAGGTAATCTCCATGCTGTTCTCCTTCTTGGATAATGATAAGGTTTTGATTGCTTAATATCAAATTCCTGTGAAGAAATCTGATCTATTGTGTAATCATTCCCATCTGTATCAGATACCTTTTCATTTAATACTCTTAGTACTCCAGTTTCAGGAAGATTGAAAACAGTACCCCAACTAAATCCAGTTGGAGTTCCTGTTGTATCTTCAAATAAAGTAATTAATTGAGATAGTGAAGCAGCAGAAGGATCTTGCTCTAATATAGTCCTTACGAGTATATCCTGGGCATGTGTAAATATGACAGATTTTTCATATCCATCCAATCCTGGAGCTCCATTCTTATTTATGTTTTCATAAATAACATCTAACTCTTTACTCAATTCTTCTGGTGTCATTTAGTTTTTGCCATTAAATGTAACCTATATTCCTGGTACAAATTATTTTCAAGATAAAGTACAACATTTTCCAATGTTGCAGGTGTATTTGGTTCTGATAAAGGTTCATTATCTTTAGAATAATAATATGTACCTTTTTTAATTATTTCTCCAGCCTGCATAGCTTTGTGTATTAATACCCTTGTTTCATAACTTGGATCCTTCAAAGTCTTAACAAATTTTGCTGTATCCTTAACAAGTATATCACTAACCAGTGCTACCAATCCTTCCATAGAAGTATCTTCTGTTACTCTCATATTGGACACCCTTAAAAAATCTATCATAGCTTCTCTGCTATCTTCAATTTTTCCAAGAAGTTTATAAGCTTCTTTAGTAACATCCACTTTTTTAAGAGTTTGTTTAGCTTCATCATCTTTCTTCACAATTACAAACCTGTAACTACGTTTGAAGTCTAACTCTTCTATAGAAGTACAAACTATATCAGTATAAGTTAAAAGAACTTTATATTTTATGTATTCTTCCGGATCATTTAAATTCAGAAATATACCTTCTTTTCCTATTCTAAACTTTATTTTATCCCAATAATTTAATTCTTTAGTATAAACACTCAGAGATATTCCGAGTATTTTCTCTAAATAGTCTTTCTCAGCATTTGTAAGAACGTTAGCATATGTATCTTTATCTCTTAATTTTTTAGGTACAAATGTTATATAAGCACCTTCCATTAAACCGCCATATGCAATATGTCTCTTATCCTTTATTAACTCTGTTTGTTTTTTAACATACCTGACTTCGACCTGTTCATCAGGTAATTCAAAAATTGCTCCTGCCATATATTAATTTTTAATTAGTTACTTTTAAAATGCTGGGGATTTCTCCCCAGCTTGAAACAATTACTTTTATAGAAATATCAAAGACATCTTATGCCTGTGAGGTATGTAACAATGTAGCTGTTTTTCCAGGGTCAAGTACAGCAGCTCCTAAACTTGTATAACGAACATAAGTAGCTGAGTCTTCCATTGTTCCCATGTACTGGTTATTAATCTCATTGGTAAATGGATTCCTGAAACCCCATTGATAACCTCTAAGTTCTCCTCTTGACTGTTCTACTCTTTGAATATTTGCTTCTGAACTACCTGCCTGACCTCCCATATAAAGAATGTCATACCTGTAAGATTCAGCAACGCCTCCAAGTGGATGAAGTATTTTATTACGTACTTTATCATCATACATAGAATCTACTTCTAATTTAATCTTAATTCCATTAGGAGCCATATATTCAGTAAACTGAAAACCACCTGTGAAAGCATTTTGATGCAAATCACTCTTAGTCTGTTTAATTGTAGCTGGATTACTACCTGGCCACAATTGATACCATCCTTTACCTAATTCTGTAACAGCCTTATGAAATTGTGTAGCACCACGAGTACCTGTACGTAACAAGAACTCACGATCATTCAAATCAGTTTTACCTTCTACAAGGTCATTAAGGATTGATTCCAGCATCTCAATACTAAAAGTATTATAAAGTTCAGTATTAGACACTTCCATCTGTTCCCTGATACCAGCACCCTGCTTGATATAAAATCCAGATTTTCCAATATCATAATAACTACCATCAGCAGCCCTGTTAGAACGAGCATACATCAAAGCACGAGCTTTTTCTTGTGCCCACTGACGCTCAAATTGCCATTCCTCATATTGCATCCAGGTGGTAAATGATTTAAGATTTCCCTGATTATCCATTCCTTCAATTGCAGTAGCTACCTGTCTACCAAGTAAATTACCAGGAACTTTATGTTCCATACGAAGAGTAGTGAAGGAATTTCTCATATCAATAGGAGTAGTAAAATGAATATCACCACCTTTTACTGACATAGTATCCTCTACAGGAGAAAATTCTTTAGAAAATCTTTTACCTGCTACAAGTTCTGTAGCTGGCATACCAGCAGAATTAAGACCCATAAGTTGAACAGTATAATCCCATCCATCAGCATTTTTAACTGGATCATCAATTACACGAAGTTGATATACCTCGTTTTTCTCTCCAACAATAACATTTACATCTGAAAAATACCTCTCAGCAAAAACAAGATGTATAGGGGCTCCATCAGCTCCAACACCTGTTTCAGTAGTAAGTACTACTCCTGCTGTTACATAAGCATATAACAAAGGAATGTTCCTATCATCTGAACCAGTCAATTTCCATGTAAAATCAGCATCAGTTTCAAGCCGCTTGACAGGGTATCTGTTAAGGACTGTTTCCAGGTTATTTACTCCTGAAGCAGCAAGAATTTTAGTCATGACTTTAGTCAATAACTGAGGTTTGTCCCCAAACATCAAACCAAGATGGTTTGCTGTAGTAAGTCCAGCCCAGTTTTTAACTTCCGTCATTTGGAATTTTCCTAACTCCGGCATAATATATTTAATTTAAAACGGTTACAACTCTATATCTACGATTGGAGAAGAATAATCATTTTCATCAGGAAATTGATTGCCTCCTGAATTTCCTACTCCCTTTAAGAAAGTAGAATTTGATATTGCATTCCTCAATGTTTTTGATGCAGCAGTTGTAGCTTTATTTACAAACTTACCAATATTTGTAAAGCCGTTTGTAAGTTCATAAATATAATACAACTTAGTTTCAAAATCCACTGGATTTTCTATTCTGTGTTGCATCAATTTGTTAATTGGTTTTCCATCTGGAGTATATCCGACTGGTTTTGTCATAGTCTCATATACTCTCATTTTTAAACCATCATCAACTTTCAATGAACCTAAGAAATTATCTTCTTTATAAACAGCTTGTTTAAGTTCTTCCAATTTAGCTTTAGCCTGCTTTTCTCCTTCAATCTGTTCTTGTTTTATTCTCTCTTTTTCACTCTTAAAATTGAGTTCTTCTTTTTCTTTGAGACTTTCAGTACATACTTTGGCTTCCTCTAATTCCTCTCCTAAATCCTGTATTCTCTTAAAGTCTCTTTCAGCTCTTTCAGGAGTCCATCCTGATAGTAATCTTTCCTGAATAATAACCTGCTTTCTGAGATTTGCATCTTCTTCTAAATCCTTATCTGTTATATCCTGAAAGATTGCTCTTGTTCTTTGATGCTCTGAAATAATTTCATGTGGTATTCCTTCATTTAATGCTTCCAGATATTCCTTCTGAGTTTCATTTAACTGTGCAAATTCATTCCTTTTAATCTCAGCTTTGAAAGCATTTACAAAATCATCCTCATTCTTAATTTCTGCATCAATTGAAGAGAAAAGTCCTCTGTCTTTGAAGGCTTTTGCTAATTCGCTAAACAACACTTCGTCAGAGTTGGCAGGAGACTTTTGAGTTGTACCTTCTTCCTCTTCGGACTTTTCCTTCTCTTTTTCACCTACTCTCTCCTGACTTGTGTCATCGGTTATTTCTTTTTCCTTTTCTTCATCCTTTTTTGTTTCTTCTTCAGGAAGTTTAGGTTCTTCCTTAATTACTTCTTGTTCTGGAATGTTAATATTACCCATATCCAGTACATCAAAAAAATCTTCTCCTGCCATATTTCTCATATTAATTATGTAACAAATATAATATAAAGTTTATTAAAAATTAAGGAGGATTTGTGGTCCTCCTTATCTCATTATATACTTAAATCAACTAACTTTTTTCATTTTAACTTTCTTTTTCTCTACTTCAATCTTATCTTTATGTTCTTCCATTTTGTTTTTAAGTTCATTTATCCTGAGTAATATATCTTCTTTACTTTCATTTTCCTGTAAATCCAGTTCTTTGTTATCAATACCAAGCTTCATTTCCTCTATAGCTATTTTTGTAGCATTGTTAGAATCTACAGTATACTTTTCCATAGCTAATTCTTCCTGCCTTATTTTTTCCTGAGAATCTATCTGCTGTTGTTGTATCTGTAATGCCTGCTCCTGATTTTGTTGTTCTTGTTGAGCCTTTTCAAATTCAACTAATTCTATTCTTCTCCTCTTATCAGCCATAGAAGTAGAAAACAATATATCCATAACAACACCGAGATTTCCACCATTCTGCATGAAAGCATGAGCCATTTGATTTAGAATTTGCTCTGTTTCTTTAGTTTTTTGTTCAGATGATAAAAATATATCATAATCCATTTCTGCAAATTCATCTCCATCTATTTCAAATACTTCAGCAGAAAAATCGTCTAATATATGCTGTTGTTTTATTTTATTCCCTCTTAATGCTATCTTAGCAGTTTCCAAAAATATTGTCAAGGCTCTTAATTTCACTTGTTCATGTTTAGCAAACCACCATTCAGTAGAATTGGAAGATTGTATAACTGCTCTTTCTACACCGCCTAATGTTTCATTAGCAGTTACAGATCCTTGTCTTTGGGGTGTTATACCTACTATTTCAGACATTTCTGCTTTTATAAAAGCAAGTAAATTGATATGTTGCTGGATATAATTTCCAGTATCCATATCTAAAACTCTTCCTGTTGTATTATATATACCAGCAGTCTTACCAGTAGCAGGACCTTTATTAATCTCTCTTGATGGGTCTACGTACAAAGTACCATAAGTTTTAGCCATATAAAGCCACTTATGAGTATCCCAATTAGCAGGTTTTTTAGTTACATCCAGTTCAAGAATAGGACCAAGATTTTTTTCAATGGCTTTATTTACTCTATACCATATAATATCATATAGATATTGATAAGATTTCATTCTGTCTAAAAGAGAAATAGCTTTCCCTTGATTGTAATTGTATATCTCACCTACAATACCAGGATGTCCAACAGAAGGATTACCTAATCTTGAATATTGCACAGGTTTTGGCCGCATGTTAAGATATATATCTGCTATTTTTGTACCTTCCCACCATTCATTAACCCACAGTTTCTCAGCAACTTCTCCTCTAAATTCATCAGGAATATATTCTTCTGACATAATCTTTATCTGTGGATCTCCATTGTCATCAAAATAAGTAACTCTTTGAACTAATTTTTGAGATCTCCAGTAACATCTTAACACCCTTAAATTACCAGAACTATCTACTAAAACTTTAGAATAGGTAGCTCCATTAATTTGAGAAGCAGCTACATAACCATCCATTAAAGTTTGTGCTGAATCACCTACAATTATACTATCAGCAAAAGAAGCAGTAGAAAAATTTAATCCTGCATTAAAATTACCTGAAGAAATTCTTTCTATATCTCCTGGTTTTAACTGGTCAAAATAAGTATCTATAACTCTACCGGGACTCCAGTATTCCTCAGATATAATAACATCAGATTCCTCTATTCTTCCTGAAAATCCACTACGTAATGTATGAACTCTTTGCGGATTTAACCTTTCAAAAGTAGGTTCATTCCCTTGTATATCACACTGATAAATCTCTTCTCCCTGAACAAGAACATCTCTAAACCCTTCATTAAATTTAGATTTCATGTCAAGAGCTTTAAAGTAATGCCTTAATAATTTATTGGCTCTTACTTCTCTTATATCTTTCCATTCATACCTGAAATATATCTTTAATTTTTCTAAAGCAGCTTTAATTTCCTCTTCTGAATTATCCTGACTTATAAGTTCTGTTATCTTTTTATCAATTAATACTTTTTTATCTTCTTGTTTTAAGGATATACCATGTGTATCTCCTACCATTACTGTCCAGTCAAAGGGTCTTTTTAATTCCTCTCCTACAAGCAAATCTATCTTAGGAACTATAATAGGTTGATGTTGTATATCATTTGGTACAAAATCAGCTAAAGTACTTGAAGGATTAATTACTTTTACCATATCAGGTATGTCTAGTTTCCCTTCATATAAATTCTGATTTAATATTTTGGCCCTGATAGTCCTTCTTGTACCTAAATTATATTGATAAGACATACCCCTGTCTAAAGCATCTACACAAGATTGTCTCCATGCCTTATCTTTTTGTTTGTATGTTTTTTTCTGTGGAGGTAATTTAATATCCATAATATGTTATTTTTAGACAAATATATTAATTTATATCAAATATGTCTTTTAATTGAGAACCTACAAATGCACCATAAACAGGAGGTTTATAGTTATTTCGTATAAACTCATCATCTGCAAATGGATCCTCTTCCTCTTCTATAGTTTTCTTGAAAGTTTCCAATGATTTTAATCTGTCTGCTCTAAGAATAAATACCATATTTGCTGCTGATACACTATCAAAGTTACCATCTATATTCCAGGAAATACATTCTTTGATGTATTCAAAATCTCTCAATGTTTTAACTCCTAATGTACCTTTAATCTTTTCTAAACCTGTATTTTCATCTAATACTCTTTCTCCTACATTTATATTTACAGTTCTCATCCAATCTGCCTGTAATTTTCTACCCCATGCATTTATAACTAAAGAAGGAGGAGTGCCATAAGCCCTGTTACCAAATAATCTTGCATCTTTAATATAATTCATTTCTTTAAGAACTTCAGGAGTTTCAGCTATATATTTTAATTTATGTTTCCTGTTAAAGTAATCGTATAATCCTTTGAGTTTATTTTCATAGTTAAGTTCTGCATTATAAAATGTAGCCAATTTTAAAGCTATTTCAAAATTGTCATCAGCTCTTGGAAATCTTCCCATCCATTTAGCAACAAAAGTATCTTCCCATAAATCAAAAATCCACACACAAAAAAGGGATACATTATATGTTTTATATGTATCATCATCGACAGGGTCAACTCCTCCTATATATCTACCTCTTGGAACTTCTTTAGATACTTTGGTTTTTTGAGGTAATTTGTCTGAACCAAATATTTCTATAGCACCCTCTAAATTAGTTCCTTTATATGGCCATTCCCTTATGGGCTTTTTATCAAACAATGGTTTAAATTCAACACTATCTATTCCAGTCCAATATAACTCTACAACAAAATGCTGAGAGAGGAATTGCTCTCTTGATGGGCTAATATCTGCAAAATGTTCTTTTAACTCATTTATAGGAAACTCAGATCCCGATGTTCTACTAAAAGCTTCCTGTGGTGTAAAAGGGAGTTCCGCTTTTCTTTTGGTTAGATATTGAGTATCACTAGATCCATTTCTAATTTTCATTCTCAACTCTATGACTTCACCCATAGCTTTGGTTACATCAGAATTTCCATCTTTATCATAACAATTAGCTCTATTTAAATAATCAGGTATAAAGAATCCACATTTATTATTGGAGGAATTTTTATCAAATACATTGTTTATATAATATATCTCATAAACATCAGGACTATAGAATAATTGCTCCAATCCATAAAATTGGTTTGCATCATCTCCACCAGTACCAAAAGCTACTTGAAATCCAAATACATCACTACCTTGTTTTACAGATTCCAAAGCTATATTCCATGAAGTTAATAAATTAGGATTACTACCACTTTCTTCCCAGGCTACTAATTTTCCACTTTTACCTCTTGCTTTGTCAGGATCATCTTTTAAAGTTACTCCTATTCTTTCACTCTTAAATCCATACTCTGTAGTATCCCCAGGTTTTTTGTAGCCTGAAACTCTATGTAGAATAGTATCTTTTAAAGCTAATTTCTTAGAAAATCCACAATGTTGATTTACAAATGAGAAATTCATATCTGCTTTGTTAAGAATACCATCTACTGTAAGATATTCAGAGGAAGAGGCAAATGCATAGGATTTACTACCTCTTATTAAAAAATAATTTCTTTGTAACATAGAAGCTAACTTATATGAATATCCCCTACGCCTTGCCTTTACTATGGCTCCATGTAATCCTGCTTCTTCTGCCTTTTCTACATAGTGGAAAAATAAATAATCTCCATCCCATATATCAGGAAAAGATTTTACTTTATAAGATCTTTTACTATTTTCTGATTTTCTTTTAACTATTTCTATTTGGGAATAATTTAAATAATAGTAATAGTACCCAGGTATCCATTCTCCATCCTCTCTCACTACTCCTTCTAAGCATTTCTTTATTTCTTCATCCCAAAATTGCTTATATGGAGAATTAGGACTTTTTGAAGGATAATACTCACAATATTTACCTGTAGATAAAAATACCTCTCTGACTTTAGTAAAATAAGACATATTCTCCAAGATATGAGGTTTAGAAAAATCTACTATAACTTTTCCATCCTTATCTTTTGGCATATCTTTAACTCTTCTTCTTTCAGGATTAGTCATATAACCAACAAGAGGAATAGTAGTCATTAATTCAACTAATTCTGCATATTCCTCTGTGTCAGGTTTAAATATTTTATCTACAGGTGTAATCATTCTTCTATTATAATTCTTACTTTACCTTTATTAATATAGTATATTAAAGTTTCTTTTGTCTCATTACACATTCTTGTTATCTCAGTAATAGCAGACCATTCTCCATTAAAATCCTGTAATTGGTACTTAGTACCTTTCTGAAAACTCTTTAAATTTGTAGGATACTTATACTTTTGTTCCATTCTCTCCTATAATTTCTAATAAAGTTTTAGTATCACAAACAAATCCAGAAGCTCCTTTATGTCCTCCACCACCAAACTGTTTAGCAATTATATAACAATCAACCAATCCATTATCATTATACAGACTAAAATTCCATTTACCATTATTATACCAGAAACAAACTGCTCCATCATATCCATCTTTATGATAATCTATACCAAAGTCAATAGGATTGAAACGTTCTTTATTAATACAAATGAACTTATATTTTGGATGTATTTTAACGCCGGTATTACTGCTGAAATCAATATCATTTCTTTCTAATGTAATTTCAAATCCATTCTTATAGACTTGTTTAGCTTCTGTACAAAGGTACTTGTAAATAGATTTTCCTGACTCTAATATAGCGTTTTCTATTGTATCATGTAAATTAAGTTTAGGATCCAGTGAAGTTTTTAAATAAATATAAGCTGATTCATAATTGCTTATACACTGTCTTGCACCATATTGAAACTCTAAAACCTTTTGTTCTTCATCAGTTCCTTTATGGCCGAAGCAATCATATCTTCCCAATAGTCTAATTATTTCTGGCATTACTATATAAGGGAAAAAATAAGACCATGTTAATTCACAAGCCGCAAATTTAGTATTTCTTAGTCCTTCTATATACATATTATCAGAATTATCATAAATAGCTGAAATATGATGATCTATCCAAATAAAATTAGTTTTTAATGAACTTTGTAATTTGTTCATTTCTTCTTTAGGGAAACTAATGTCACACATTATTACTTTATCATATTCTGATAAATCTGGAATAGGTTGTCCGTAGTTGTATCCTATAAAATAAATCGTAGGATCCGTAAATTTAGAATTTACCTTAGATTCCCACTCATTTCTATCCTCTGTACTTAAAGTATTTACAACATTTAAGTTTACTTCTGTTCTTTTATTATTATTTTTATAGAACCAGTGTTTAACTATTGCTGCTGACATCCAACCATCAAGATCTACTGAGTGATAAATACATACTGTTTTCATGTTATTTTTAATTAATTAGTCTTCATAAATTCCTTTTTTACCCGAACCTCTTATATTACCTTCTACTTCTTGTTCTTTCTTAATAGCATCTCTTACTTCTCTAAGTCCTGCCATTAATTTAGGAGTAGCTGATATAACATCTGTAACTTTCTTAGGGTCATACACCAAATTACCTTTAAAATCTCTCTCTTCAAAATTTATAGCATCAAAATACTTGGATAATTTATCTATAGCATTCAAAGCAGAATCTAAGAATATAGTAGTAGTAGTATGACTTCTTTCTTTATAAAATTCTATGGCTTTTTCTGTTACTTTATCTATTTTAATTTCATTACCATGTATTATAGAAGATAATATAGCACTACTTCTTTCTTTCTCATCTCTTATATCTGAATACTCAGACTTAGAATCACATAAAAAACATATATAAGATAATTCAGCTATACCTATTTTCTTATTCTTATATTTATCAAGAACAGCAACAAAAGGCAATAAAGTTAAAGCTTGTGGGCTTACTACTACTTCAAAATCTTCATCAAATTCAAATAAATCTTTCATTATTATTTTTAAACTAAACTTAATTTATACTAAACAATTAAGACTGTTTCAAATAAACAGTCTTATAAGTCTAAAAGCCTCAATCCAAATCACACATGAAATAATTCCAGTTACCAGGCTCATTTCCTTGTTGTACGCTTGTTACCCAAAGTTGATCATTTCCATCTAAAAAAACCTGACCATTTACACAATTATCACTCCAGATTCCTACAATTACCATAGGTAATATTTGACCTTCTTTTGCTTCATTTCCAATGTGAGCTTGTGCACCTGTTGGCCAAATTTTCTCTTTAATTCTCTCAGCAATTGATTGAGAATTAATTCTACGTCTGTTAATCTGAACTGCGTCTTCTGCGTTCAGTTTGTAATTAACAATCAAATTGTTTGCTACCATAATATTAAGTGGATTTTACAAAGCCCATCCAGGGCTATATTATATTAAGGTTTATCTTTCGTTATTTCTTTATCTCTTTCTAAATCTTCTCCTCTCTTATAAGAGTAATCCAAATCAGGTCTTACTATATCTTCATGATATGTTTCTAATTCAGGTAAATCATCTATCTCTTCGTCATTAACTAATTTCATCTGTAGAAGTTGTATTAATTTCCGGTTGTTCATACACATACTTTATCTCCCTTGAAGAAATAAATAAATAAGGTTTCTCATTGATTATCTCAATGGGAGGAACAATTATATACCTGTCCTCTCCAATATCCAATCTGGCAGGCCCTATATTTTTTCTTGGAAACCTGTCTACATTTATTTCTATTTCTTCTCCAGGAACAACATTAGCATTAGGCCCTGCTACAAGAACTGTCTGTCTTGTTAATATAGCTCCTTTTTCATCAGCAGTTAAAATTATACCACCATCAGTAATCTTTTTTGTCTCTGCTGTAGTAATTACATGGTCAAACATGCATCTAACATTCAGTTTTTCTGTACTTTTCTTCATATATTTTTCTGTTTACTTTATTTTTTACTACTAATTTTCCAAATCCTGGTATTACAAAATTTGTTTTTATTTTATCAAAGGTCTTTAACTTCTTGTAAGGTACTTTACTTATCCTGAATTTAACAAAGTTAAAGAATGATTTCATCACTTTTTCTACTGTACTATAAGGTATATTCAAAACTTTAGCTACCTCTCTCATTATATCCTCGTTCATAAAAATACAAATTTAAGTTCAAATTGCTCTTTAGGTGGAATATAATTAGGATTTAATAAACCATCTATTATAACTTTCTTTTTACGGAAGGTAGTCATATAATTCTGTAGTACAGGGTCTTTTATATTATATTTCTCTTTAATATGTCTTTTGACATCTACATCAAAAAGAAGTTTAGATACTAAATCTTTATCATAAACAGGATAACGGGTTGTTATCTCATAATATTTTATTATAAGTTCTACAACAATATCTACTTCCTTTTCTGTAAGTTTATGAAATTTATACAACACATTTAAATAGTTCCTAATCCTTGCTTCTACAGTAGAACTGTTAATCTTAATAGGATATGTTG